TGGATATACGACACACGAAAGCAGCCTTTGAGGCTAGTCTTCGTATGGGTTTGTTCTCTCTTTCCCCGAAATACCAAGATGTATTACGGAGTGTGCTCTATGAGCAGGATATTAACTATCCAGAGAACCTTCGTAGACAATTCCCAGGTCTTGAACCAGTCCGACAAGAAACAGGACAACTGATGGGATCGACCCTCAGTTTCCCGATTCTATGCACGGTGAATTTGTGTGCATATTGGTCGGCTCTGGAGGAGTACACGGGTCGGGAGATCGATGTTCAAGATCTTCCCGTCCTCGTGAACGGAGATGACATTCTCTTCCGTTGTGATGACCGCCTGTATGGCATTTGGCTTCAGAAAACCCGTGATGTTGGTTTTGAGCTTAGTCTGGGTAAGAACTATGTTAATCCAGACTATCTCACTGTCAATTCGGAACTCTATTTCTTCGACAAGAAGAAACGCAGCTTCCATCGACAGGGATGTCTCAATGCCGGCCTTTTGACCGGGCAAACCAAGATCACAGGTCGGATGGGCGCGAAGCTTGCACCTATGTGGGACTACTACAATGAAGTCACACGTTGGGCAGTCGATCCAGTAAGGGCGACAAAACGTTTCTTCCACTACCATTCAGAATCAATCAAGAATCTGACGGGTGATGGAAAATTTAACGTTTTCGTTTCACCAATGAAAGGTGGACTCGGATTCAAGAAGCCGGAAGGCTACGAGACTCAAGTCACACCCTTTCAAAGGCGTTATGCCTCTTTCATGGATGATCAGCTTCGACACGACCCAGAAAATTTTGAAAAGCTCTCTTTGATTCAGGAGAGATCCAAAAACATTCCAAGGTACTACCACAAGCCAAAGTATATCGTTCAACCGAAATTCGGTCCGTACGAAGAAGGTGTTGTTCATTTGAAGGATACGACAGTGAGTCTTCCGATTTTGGCAGCCAGGCTGGATGTCGACATACAGAGTGATCTGCGTGTGCGACTTCCGAAGAAAGAAACCCTGAACAAGTTTCGATCGAGGAACTGGCGTCAACAGAAGAAGGCGATCTTTGTCGATCGCTTCCGTCTTATGGAGTATGTAGGAGTCCGTGAAGTAGTACCCACGGGCTTCCTCACCCATTAGACCACATTTGGGTCCTAGGATTTAAACCTCCCAAAACGGTGTGTTCGTCGTACCCGAGCGATTGTGTTGGAATCGCGCTTCGAACACTTAATACTTCCGTGCTAAGTGTCCTTGCGTCTCTCCCTTGAGAGATGCCGACTAAATGCCGACAGACTGCACGGGAGGGCCGGAGTGATCCGGTATCCTTGGATGTACAGTCGCGCTTGATGGGCGGGATCCAATATCACATCAACATGAACAACACTAAGAGATCACGTTCTAATGGAAAGAACGGAAATGGAAAGAGAAAGAATGGAAACGGGAGAGGGAATCTCCAGAACCTCCGAGGGATCACACAATCAGTGGCCCTCAGCGTTAATAACGCCTTCGGAGATTCTGCGAAACCGACGACCATCGTCAAAGGCCTTGATGCGTTTGACAGTTGTCACGTTCCTCTCCCTCGTGCTGTGGGTGACTATACCGTTATCAGAACAACTGAAGTTATATCTGGAACGAATACAGTCAGCCTCTTTGGACCAGTCATGACTTCAAATACCTCCACTGTTGGAGGACCTCAATGGAGCAATATCTGCTGCATTAGGGGTGTTGCGGGCGGAACTGCGATCAATGCTGCGAACAATGCCAATCGGCAAATATTCAGTGCGTTGTCATCCAGTTCGTGGGACGATTGTCGTCTCACTCCGGCCGCTTTCACCGTGAAGATCATGAATCCTGAAGCCCTTCAGACAACTTCTGGCATCGTCTATATTGGACGAGCTCGTCAGATGTTGAATGTGGGTGGGTCCACTCGCACATGGGACACGTTCGCTAATGAACTTGTCTCTTACTCTTCCCCTGAACTGTGCGCTGCAGGACGCCTTGCCTTGCGTGGAGCTAAGGTTGATGCCGTACCTTACGACATGAACTCCCTCGCCGACTTTCGGTCAACGAGTATCTCCACCGCTGCCAACTTCACTTGGTCTGATGATTCACAGAATTTCGATGGCTTTGCCCCGATTTTCGTGTACAACCCTGATGGGGTTGATCTTCAGTACCTTGTGTGTTGCGAGTGGCGGGTTCGTTTCGATCCCGCCAATCCAGCATATGCGTCTCACAGTTATCATAAGCCTTCTACCATCGGTTATTGGGATCGTTTACAACAGATCACCAGTTCCCTTGGCAATGGAGTCATGGATCTCGTCGAGAAATCCGCCCCACAGATGCTTATGAACTTTGCACAGGACCAGGTGCAGAAACAACTTCGATTAACGAATGGTTGATTGACCAACCTCACTTTCGTAGATCCCCAAAAGGGAACTTGTCAGTGAGTTATTGGGAAAGCCCTAGGGACCTTCAACCGTCT